CCCAGCAGCCCCCAGCGCCAGGCCCAGCGCGAGCGCTGCGGCTGTGGTCTGGATGGCGCCGAGGCCGAAGATCATGGCTGCGCCTTGCTGCCGCCCTGCTGGATCACCCGAGCGACGATGATGGCCAGCGCAGCCCACGTCACCCACGTCTCGGGCAGGTAGAGCTGCATCGCCGGCAGGTACACGTAGGCCGCGCTCGCGATGGCGAGCAGGGCAGCGAGCTGCACGGACGCCCAGCGCCACGCGCTGCGCCAGTTTTCGATGAGACGAAGTTTCATGGTGTCACTCCCACGTCAGCGCCGGCAGCTCGGCGATCAGCTCCGCCTCGCTGGGCACGGGGCGCTTGCCGGCCTGCACGTCGGCGAGGATCGCCGCGGCCTGCGCCCACGTCTGATCGCGCAGCAGACTGGCGCGGCGCCCCTCGGCGGCGAACTGCGGGATGGTGCTGTCCGCGTAGCTGACCGCGGAGGCGATGTGCATGTAATGCCGCGTGCGCGCGAAGGCGTCAAGGCGGGCTTGGAGCATGGCTGTCATGCGCTCGACGAGCAACTCGGCGGCGATGCGGGGGTCGACGGTGACGATGCTCACGATGCCTCCTCGAACTCGTGGCTGACTGCGCCCACGCCATCCGTCAGGTCGGCATCGTCAACCGTCCAAGCATTGCGCTGGCTACGGTCAGTGGGAATCTCGCTGGCGTCGATGATCTTGTACGGCTTGCCTGCGGGCACGTCCTTCTGCGCAATGGCTTCGATGCCGTACAGCGCGAGGGCTTCTTCGGTGGGCCGAATGATAGCAACTACGCCGTTTTCCTGCTTGTAGATGATTACTTGGTTCATGGTGGTCTTTCAGCGGAAGATGGTGACGTTGACTTGTGAGCTATCGCCAGCAGCAACGCCGGGCCTTATCGTTGCCACTCGAACGGCCGCGGTTGTCTGTGGGACTGCAGGAATTCGCACTACAACCTCCGCGTGAACTTGGTCTGCGGCTGTTCCTACCACCGCGTAGTTCGCATCCGGCATCGCCGTGGTGAAGTTCACCGTGTAGTCACCCACCCCGTTGTCCGTGATGCTCGACACGTTCCCGCTGGCCCGAATAGCCACCGTGCCAGTGCCGTCGAAATTCACCCATGCGCGGCAGGCGAAAACTGGCGCGGAGCCAGTAGCGTTGAGCCCCGCGCGCAGCGCCGCAGGCGTTACGATCCGCGCCGCGTCCGTACCCGCCGCGGCCTCGGCGCCGGTGGCTAGCTCGGCAATGCCAGACACCGCATCGGTCGCCGCCACGACGCCAATAGCCGCCCGAGCGGCAGCGGCATCGGCCGCAGTAAACACGGCGCCGCCGGTGGCAGTGGCGCCGAGCGCCGCCCGAGCGGCAGCGGCATCGGCCGCAGTAAACACGGCGCCGCCGGTGGCAGTGGCGCCCAACGCGGTACGCCCCGCCGCCGGCGTCCCCACACCACCCGGCCAGAATCCGATCGGCCAGAATTGCGTACCGTCGCAGATGATCTGCCCCTGCGCAGGCCCAGCAATCGCCAGCGTCGCCGCACCGGCGATCAGCTCAGCGCCGGCCGGATCCAGCGTCACCGTCGCGCCGGCGGCAACCGTCAGATAGACCCACCACCCTTCGCCCAGCGTGGCCGCCGGCTGCAGCGTCTGCGTGTAGGTGCCGGTGGCGCGCACGGTGCGGCCGATGTCGCTCTCCAGCCACTCGACGTTGACGGCTCGCGCGACGACGCGCACGTCCTCGTCGGTGCTTTCGGTGATCCACGCCGAGTTGGCAGCGTTGCGGCGGCGCACGACTCGCGCTGCGGTGTCGGCCCAGCGCTGCCGCGCGAAGGTCGGCGTCGGCGAGGCTGGTCCGCTGTTGTGGGTGACGATCGCCGACAAAACCGCGTTGATATCCGCGCGCACCAACGCGCTGGTGTTGTTTTCGACGTCGTAGTCATGTTGCGGCATTGCGTCAATCCCCTTGCAGCACCGCACACGCGCGCGGGTCGTCCAAAAGCCGGCAGACGTCAGCGCGCAGGACAGCACGCGCACCGGCAGCGCAGTTGCGCGGGTCGGCCAGGTCGCGCTGCTGATCGGCACGATCGCGCGCGCACTGCCGCAGCCAGCCAACCGGCCAGAATGCGCCGCCGTAGTCGCCAGCGTCGTCCGGCAACCAGACGTACTCACCGGCCGGCAGGTCGCAGTAGGTGATCTGCGGCAGGTGCTGCGGCGTGAGGTCGGCCTCGCTCGCCAGCTCGTCAACGCGCAGGTACACCCCGCGCTCGTCCAGTAGTGCCGCCTTGATCACGTCGTGTCCTCTCGTCAGATTCCGGCCGCGTGCACGCGCAGGCGTGTGATCCGGCATTGGTGGTTCGCGCTGCGGCTGCGCATCTGCAGCCTCAACTGTACGCCTCGCGCGCGCACTTCCGAGGCGTCGAGCCGGCGCCACGCGCTCCAGATCGGCGAGCCCCCAGGCGCATCGTCGGTCTCGCGTAGCTCAAGCCAGGCGTCGACCACGTCGCCGGGGTCGTCGCCGTCCCAGTTACCCCAGCTATCGACCAGGCCGGTGCGGCTGTCAAACATCAGCGCCAGGTCGTCCGCGAAGCCAATCAACTCGCCCGTCAGCCGGCGGCCGACGACGCTGCCGAAATCAAAGCCGGCCGAAAACGTGTAGGTGCCACTCGGCGACACGTTGCCGCCGGGCGCGGTCAGCGAGAGCACGCCATCCGCGGCCGCCGTGTCGGAATGCGTGCCTGGAAACGTCGTGTCCTCCTGCAGCGTCGTCGGCGCGCCGAATGCGAGCACGCTGGCCTGTTTGGTGCTGACGCTCGCCACCGTCCCGAGCACGTCGGCGGCATTGCGTGCGCGCACCATGTAGCTGCCGGCCTTGAGCGGCAGCAACAACACCGTCGCGTCGCCAGGATAGCCGTCGTGCTCGCCGATACTGAAGGCGCCCGTCCACGTCGGCGACACCAACTCCTGCGTGTGCCGCACCAACAGCCGGCCACCGCGGCGCACGTCGAGGCCGGGGTGAGGGTCGACGCTCAGAATCGCCAGTCCGCCAATCGCCTGCAGGCCGCGAATCACAGGCGCCAGCGGCGGCACGCCCAGGCCGGCAATCGCGCGCGTGGCGCCGACCCAGGTCGACGTCGACCCGCCGGTGCCGAGCGCGCGCACGCGAAACTCGCGGCTGCCGGCAGGCACGTCGTCGAGCGTGATCCAGAGCGCGCGCGTCACGGGCTCGCTGGTCCAGGCCGGCGCGCCGACTGCGCGGTGATCCAGTTGGTACAGCGGCCCGTAGAGGTAGGACGAAGCGCCCCAGGCCACGTCGACCGATACGGCAACGCCGCGGCCTGAGCGCGTCTCGACCAGCCGCTCGGCGATCGACAGGCCGGTCGGCGGGCCGACGTCACCCGGCGACGGCAGGCCAGTGTCGGCCGCGAGCCGGGACGCCTGCTCCTCCGAGGTCGACCAGTCAAACACCGCCGGCGCGGTCTCGCGCAGGGTCAGCGCCACCGCCAGACCGCCCTCGCCGGTGTCAACCGTGAGCCGGCTGCCGACGACCTCGAAGGGTTTCGCGGCCCAGCCGTAGCGCGCCAGCGTCAACATCACGGTGCGCCCGCACTGCGCACGCCAGCCGCGCAGGCGGCACACGATCTCGACCGTCAGCGCCTCGCGCGAGGACAGCAGCTCGATGCGCGCCAGGCGCTGCGCCGCCGTCGGGCGCGCCACGAACGCGCTCAGGTCGATCTCGCGCCAGATCGTCTCGCCGTCGTGTGTCGCCAGCGCCATGCTGCGCACCGGCGGAAACGACACCGGTTGCCAGTGGCTGTTTGGATCGATGCACAGACCCTTGACTGCGTTGCTCAATTCGCGCCGCGTGCTCAGGCTGTGCACGGTGACGGGGCCGATCAGGTCATCCTCGGTCAGCACCAGCGAGGGCACATCGTAGGCGCCGGCGTAGACGTGCCAGCGACCTGCACCGTGCACAGCGCGGCCGGCCATTGCGGCGATCAGCAGGCCGAGCACGCTGGCCGGCGCAGCGTCGACAGTCCAGACGCCGTCGACGGTGTAGCGCGGCTCATCGTGCGGCACCAGCGAGTGGACACCGGTGCCGGCGCTGGTGATATCGACAGCCACACCGGCCAGCGCGTTGGCTGCGCTCGCGGCCAGGCGCAACGTGCCGTTGCCGCCGCGAAACACGTGGTAGGTCGTGCCGGCCAGCAACCCACCCGGCAGCGTGCCGGTCGTCGTCAGCCGCACGCCCTCGCGGATGTGCGGCATGCGCATGCCGGCCATGACCGTCAGCGTGTCGGCCGCCGGGTCGACGCTGGCAATCTGGCTGGCCGGCTGCGCGATCGGCACGCGCTCGTCGCAGATGTTGGCTGCAGCGATCAGCGCCGCGGTGTCGAGGTCCGCGAGCGCAAACCCCATCCCGCCGCGCGTGTCAGGCGTGGCGAGGTAGTCGGCCGTGCACAGCGCGGCGTTATTGGTCCAGCGCGTGACCCCGTCGCGCGGGTCAAACACCCGGCGGCCACGCGCGAGCACGGTCACCACCGGCACGCCGGCCGGGTAAGCCTCGGGGGACACGTCGATCGCCACGTGCAGCTTGCTGCGGCCGGCCTGCAGCCAGTCCTGCTGCCACTGGCCGCCGGCCGCGACCAACTCGCCGAACGGCTGGCCGGCCTCGTTGCCGATTGAGCGGCGCACGCGAGCGACGCCGGCGAACGGCGCGACGGTGGCGTTGCCTGTGGCGTCCGAGTGCAGCAGCGCGTCGCCGAACCAGACGTCGCCGAGGTGGTCGCAGACGTGGCCGGCGACGGTGATCACCAGGTGCATCGTGCGCCTGTCGCTGGTGACGTGCGCGTAGGTGATAGTGCCGCCCACGCGGACCTCGCCGTAGATCATCTGCCACGGCGCCACCGGCTGCCTGATGTTGACGGTGCGCGCGCCTGCGCCCGCCGCGCTGGTCACGGCGCGCTGGCGAGGTCGGCCCATGCCCAGCGCGTTGCGGACCACGCCGCTGACGACCGTCGTGGTGATCGCCTTGGCCATGGCACCTGCGATCGCCCAGGCCGTGCCGGCGGCAGCCGCCCCAGCAACTGCGCCACCGACTACGCTGCCGATGATCGCGCCGATCGCCACCGCGACCATTACGCCACCCTCCACAGGCACCGCGCCACGTGCAACGGCTCGAGCCGCAGACCGCCCTCGCCAAGCAGCGCGATCTCGGCGCCGAGCACAATGCCGAGGTGCATGTCGCCGTCCTCCGTCTGCACGCACGCCAGATCGCCGCGGCGCGCGTAGGCGGCGTCGACGCGGCCGTGGTCGACCAGCATGTCGAAGACAACTTCGAAGGACGCGCCGCGCCGCGCGATCGCGAGCAGCGCCGAGCGCCGGCAGCGGTAGGTGCCGGCGAACTCTGGCCAGCGATCCACGCCAGTGAGTGCCGCCACCGCAGCACAGGCCAGCCGCAGGCAATCGTAGCTGCCGAGCTGGTACGGCGTCACGCGCGCCTCGTCAATGACCGCCGACAGCCGCGCCTCCCAGCCCTGCAGACGCTCGGTCGGGATCGGCGGCTGTGGCGTGCTGCTGATCATCAAGCCCCCCACAGCAGCGTAGCGTCCTGCAGCGCGGCGACGCCGTCGAAGCCGCGGTCGCCCGGGTGCTCCAACTGCTGATCCTCTGGCGTGTAGTACAGCGCGCGCACGCGCTCGAGCGCGACGAGACGCGACTCATACCGCACGCTGATCGTCGCGGTTGTACCGCTGTCGTTGAGCGAGCAGGTATCGAGCCGGCCCTCGCCGATGTGCAGCGGGTCGCCGGCCACAGCGCCTGTGCTGTCGAGCAGCGCGAGCCTGAGCACCCCCGGCAGGCCGTGGCGGATGCCAGCCAGCGCACGGTGCACGTCGGCGGCCGCCACGCCGCTCAGCGTCACGGTGAACCCCGTCGCGCGCACCTCGCGCGTGGCCTCGATCGGCGTGACCCCGAGCACGCTGGCCGCGCCGAGCCAGGTGTGGCCGCCCCACACCAGATCGCCGACGCCGGCCCACACGCGCAGCGGCGTCGGCACGGGCGGAGTGCCGGACAAAAACTGCGCGTCGAACAGCAGCGCGGGTCGCAGCGTGCCGTCGTCGAGACTGATCGGACGGTACAGCCGCCACGGGTTTGCGTTCCACGCTTGGATCTCCGCCGCAGTCAACGCGCGATCGAATACTGCGCACTGGAATAGAGCGTCGTTGTCGGACGAGGTGCCAGGGCCGTCGGCGTAACCAAACCCGAAATTGTTCGGGTTCGCCGGCACCGTTGCGTTACCGGCGTTTGAACCGAGCAAAACGCCATTGCGCCATACTTGGCGCAGCCCGCTGGCCGCTACAAACGCAATGGTTTCTGGCGCGAGGCTTTTTGCAAACGGCACCGCCAACCGTCCGCTATCCGCAACATCGTTTCCAAAATTCCAGTATAAGTTACCATCAGACCACGGCGCATGCGCCAAAACGCGGTTGGATACAGATACGTTATACCCAAACAGCGTACTTTGCCGCGCGGTCGTATCCAGACTTTGCCTGAACACAAGCACCGTGCCTGCCGAATGCCCGGACGGAAACAGCGTGCTGACCGGCCCGAGCGAAATACCCTGATGAGCACCAGCATTTACCCGCAACGCCAAGCCCTCCGGCGTCTCAGCCAAAGTCGCGCCACCGAGCAGCGGCGGATGCGCGATGACGACACCGCCAGGCCGCAGTATCCCCGTCGTCGGCGTGTAGGCCGCAACCAGTCCGGCAGTCTCCGGGGTGCCCCACGCGATCTGCGTGCCGGGTGGCGGCTGGCGTGTCCAAACGTGGTTGACGCTCATTGCAGTCCTTGGCTACAGCGGCCTCAGATCCTCGACGCAGGACAGCCGCACGCCGTAGACCGCAGCCGCCTCGATCGAGTAGGCCGACACGTCGTCGGCGAGTTGAAACCGGCCGACGGGTGACTGGATCGTGACCGCAGAGCCTGCCGTCGGCGCCTCGCGCAGCCGCGGCCAGATCTGCAGCGTCGCGTCGCCGTTGGCTGCGGCGGTCGTGTCCTGCGTCACCAGGTGCAGCCGCGCCGTGGCCGCGGTGCCGAGCTGCAGCCTGTCGCCGCGGCGGATCGTGGTCGAGGCACCAGCGGCAGCAATCGCCAGCGTCAGGCCGGACTGGCCAGCGCCGCGCACCGTCGGCGAGGCGGTGGACCAGGTGCCGCGCGGGGCGCGGTAGACAGGATCGGCGAGCGTGAATGAGCCGGCGCGGCCATTCAGCGAAGCCAGCCAGCCGAGCAAGTCCTCTGCGTCCTCACGGCGGTGCAGCGGTCCGAAGTCCAGGTCCGCCTCCCACCAACCCGCCGGCCAAACAGCAGTCTGCGCCAGGCCGCTGAATGGCGAGCGCGTGCCTGACGACGTCGTGACCATGCGCCACGACACCGCGACGTAGCGCGAGCGCGGCATGGCAAGCGGGTAAGTGATCATGCAAACGCTCCCGCGAATGTACCGCCGCGGTGGCGCGCGTCGAGCACGGCGGCGACTGCGCGGTGCTCGATCGAGCCGTGCAGTTGCAGGATGAGCGTCTCGAGCCGAGCCAGGCCTGCAGGGTCTGCGCCGCGTGCGTCGATGTTGTAGGTGTCGCCGCGGCCGAGCTTGTGCGATGGCACGATGTCGCCGCCGGCGCGAGGCATAAACAGCTCAGGCCCGCGCTCGCCGACGAGGTAGGCGCGCCCGCGCGACACAGGACCGCCGGCCGCGCGCTGGCCGCCCCACAGACTGCCGAGCCAACCGCCGATCGTGTCGAGCCAGCCACCCCCGCCCCCACTGCCACCCGCGAAGGCTGCGCGGATCTGTCTCGTCAACGGCTCCAAGACGGTGATCTGCATGATCAGCTTGGCCACGTCCTGAGAAAGCGCGCGAAAGAAGTCACTCGCGCTGCCGCCGGTCTCTATCAGCCGGCCAATGCTGCTCGTCAGCGTCAGCGACAGCCGCTCGGCCGCGTCCTGCGTGCGGCTCGTCTCGCCGGACAGCCTGCGCTTCGTGTCCGCGAGCGCCTCAGTCGCCGCGCGGTATTCCTCGGCGGTCAGCGTGCCCGCGCCCATTGCCCGGCGCACCAGGTCGGTATCGCGCGCCAGCTCGCGCAATGCGCCGCGGCCGGTCAGTGCGTCAAGCCGCGCCTGCTCGTCGTTGTACAAGCGCTGCTCCTCGGCGGCCCTGGCCGTCGCGCCCGACAGCCGACCCCACGCCTCATTCAGCGCCTCGGTCGCGATTCGCAACTCCTCGGCGCCGATCGCGCCGTCGCGCTGCGCGCGCGCGACCAGCTCCGCGTCGCGGATCCACTGCTCCCACGCGCCGCGACCAGTCAGATCAGCCAGGCGCGCCATTTCTTCGTTTCGCTCGCGCTGCCTCGCGGCGTCTGCAGCAGCCTCGCCAGACAGCCGCCGGCGCGCCTCGTTGACGCCCTCCATCCCCACCCGGTATTCGTCGAGCGTGATCCGGCCGGTGATCATGGCCTCGTGCAGCAGCGCCGTGTCCTCAGCCAGTTGCCGCGTTGCGCCGCGGCCGGTCAGCGCGTCGAGCCTGGCGAGCACCTCGGTGCGCTCGCGCTCGGCCTGCGCCAGCGCTCGCACGCGCTCGCGCTGCTCGGCCGCGTCAGTGCGCGCATTGCGCGACAGGCGCTGCCGCGCTTGGTCCAGGGCTGCCACGCGCGCAGCAGCGCGCAGGTCGACGGCCGGCTCCTCCTGCGCCCGCGGCCCGGCGCGCACAGCCTCAATCCGCTGCAGCACCTCGAGCTGGCGGCGCAGGCCCTGGATGTAGGGCTCCATCTGCTGCGCCTGCCTGGCGCCCAGCGCAGTGCCCTGCTCCTGCAGCCGCCGCTGAAACGCCTCGCGCTCGGCAAGCTGCCGGTTGACGCGCTCGAGGTTGCCCTCAAGGCCGCCAAAGCCCATCCCGCGCATGCCTTCCATTGCCGCGCGCAGCCCGCCAAAGACCTCTATGGCGACTCTGGCCTCGGCCACCAGGCGCGCCAGCTGCGGCAGCAGCACACCGACCAACACGCGGCCGAGGTCGGTCGCATCCTTGCGCAGCCCGGCCCAGGCGTGCAGCAGACGCTCGGCCTGTTTCACCTGATCGGCCGTCACCGTGGCGACTAGCTGGCCGGAGTCGGCCATATCGTTTAGGATCGGCGCCGCATCGGCGACCGCGCGCGCGTACACCGCGCGCATGATGCGCGCCGCCTCTTGTGCGTCGACACCAGACTGCCGCAAGGCCAAGGCGAAGCGCATCATCCCCTCGGCCGGGTCCAGCGCTCGCAGCTCCCGCGCGCTGAGACCTATCGCCGCAAGCGCCTGCTCGATCTCACTACCTGGCGTCGCGTCATCAAGCGCCTGGTTGAATCTCAGCAGGACCGCGCTGACCTGCTCCATCGTCCCGCCGGTGCGCGCAACGATGTCCTCCAACGCGCTCAGGTTTTCAATGCTCGCGCCGGTCGCGTCGCGCAGATCGTTTAGGCGGTCCAGGCCGACGACGATCTGGTGCAGGCCGGCAGCGACGCTGCCCAAACCGACGATCCCGCCGACACTGCCGGCCAGCGTTTTGAATGCCGCGCCGGCGCTTTTGACGTTGCCGGTGATCCCGTTGAGCACGGCAGAGGCGCGGTCCTGCGCTTCGACGACTATTCGGACTGGGCGCGCCATCTACTGCTCCTGAGGTGTTGCGTGCAGAGCGTCTCGCAAGTCCCGCAGCAGATCGATCAGCAGCAGCGGGTCGTCGTGTGGGTGCAGACCGAGGTACAGCGGCAGGTGCTCAGGATACCAGCCACCGCACCACCTCCACGCGTGAATCACCAAGCGCAGATCGCCCTCGACAGGCGGCTCGGTCGCGGCGATCAGGCCGCCGAGGCCAATCCCCACCGCCTGCTGTGCGTGCGCCTGGCTGCGCTCCCACGCCAGGCGCGCCGTCAGTTTTTTCGCGCGCTCTCCGCCCTGGCCTGGCGCGCGGCCAGCCGCTCGATCAGCGCGTCGCGCAGGTCAGCCGCGGCCGCCGGCCAGGCGTCGAGCAGCAGCGGCACCAGCGCAGGCGAGTAGGCGACTGGTGCGCTGTCCGTGTCCGCCTCTGCGCCGGCGTCGCCGATCAGATCGGCCTCGGTGATCCCGTCCCAGCCGACGATGCAGCGCTCGAGCACCTGGCGGAAAAACACGACCGCGCCCTCGGCGCCGTCCGGCCGCGCAGCGCTGCTCACCTCGAGATCGTGCGACGTCGGCACGCGCACGACGACGGTTTTGCCGGCAGCCAACGTGTGCGCAAACTCGCGCGCTTTGGCTGCCGCGGCGATCAGGCGGTCTACGTCGCTCACGTGCTGTACTCAGTGAACACGTTGGCAAGCGCAACGCTGATCGTGCGCCGAAACGGCTCGTTGATCTCCATGCTCGGCGCCGCCGAGAAGGTCCAAATGCCGGCGCCGACCGCGCGGGGGATGCCGGCCGGGTCGCGGATGCGCAGCGGCCGGGTGGTTAGGTCCGCCATCGACGCGCGGATATGCGGCCAGAAGCCCAACGTCTGGTTGTCGTCGACGCCGAACGAAACGTCGATCGGCGTCTGGTTGGTGGGCCAGCGAAACTGCAGGGACGAGTCGACGTATTGACCCTGGCCGAATTGCTGCTCGCCGCCGCTGACGTTGATCTCGCGGACCTGCTGCAGGTCGGCCCAAGTCGCCACCGCGCGCGCAGTGCCGGCACCCGCGCCGGCCGGGAAATTGACGACGTTGAGCGTGTCGCAGCCGGCGAGCGTGACGTCGTTGGTCGCGACCGCCGACACCCGAAACACGCGGCCGACCAGGCGCGGCCAGCCAGACGAGAGAATCTCGACGAAGTCGCCGACGGCCGTTGCGTGGCCTGCGGCCAGCGTCGCCACCGCGTTGGCTGCGTTGCTGATCGCGGTCATCGTGATTGGCGGCGTGCCGCGAAACGTGGCGGCGATCGACGGGATACTGCCGGCGACAAGAATTCGGGACATGGTTACGCTCCTCTGTGCTCACTCAGTATGGTACACGCGAAAAGTCCACGTCTTCGCGTACTCGTCGAGCTGCGCCTCGTACTGGTCGCCGCCCTCGGCGTCAATCGTGATCCCCAACACCTCGGTGCCGCCGTGCATGCCGCGCGCACCATTCAACGCAAGGCGCACTTGCTCGGCCAGCTCTTTCAGCGCGCCATAGGTCGGCGCCACGCACAGCACCTCGACCAGCGAGTGCACCATGCGCTCGGACACAGGGTCGAGCACGGGCTCGCGCTCGGCCGTCTGCAGGCTGTAGATCAGCAACGGCGCCGCGGTCTCGGCCGGCGCAGCAGCGCCGTAGATCCGCGCAGCAGCGCCGGCGCCGACGTGCGCGGCGATCCCTGGCGACGCGCCCAGCAGTGCCGTGATTGCGCGCTCTGCTCTCATGGCACAAGCCCCCCGGCGGCCATGTGTCGCTGAATGCGCGCATGCACGTACGCGCTGAATGCGTCAGACGCTGGCCGCGCACCCTCTGCCGCAGCGCGCGCCATGAAGTGGCGGCCGGCGTGGCCGGGGTGCCGCACCGATCGCACCATGCGGCCGTCGCCGATCGTCAGTGCGCGTGCGCGCTTGGCGACGATTCGGTGGGGTTTGGTGCCGCGCTCGATCAGGTTTGCGTGCTGCGCGCCTGGCCCGCCGGCCGTGACTTTGCCGATCAACGCGCCGTCGCGGAAACTGCGCGCGCTGACGCGAATGCTGCGGTACAACGCGCCTGTGCGTTTCGGCAACACGTACCGGCGCGCCAGCTTGCGCAACGCGACCAGCGCCGCGCGCATCGCACCGCGCATGATCGGACCGCGCAGCTTCTTCGGCAGCGACGACACGCGCTGCTGCAGCTCTTCGAAGCCCTCGACGGTGATCCGAAACTGTGCCGGCATGGCGCTACCCCTGGCCTGTGTCGGTGCACATGAGCTGCAGCTCGGTATTGGCGCTGCGCGGGTTGATGACCGCGTCGACCTGCAGCAATCTCGCCGGCGTGCCGCCGAGGTTGACACGCCACTTTGGCGAGGCGGCCGCCACCTCTGGGCTGTGGCGCACACGCACACGCACCGTCAGCTCGGCGCCCGGCTCGCGATTGGCGAGATAGTCCCGCCCGCTGATCGGATCGACGGCAGCCCACACGGTGGCGACTGGCTGCCACGCTTTGACTGCCGTCCCGAAATTCGGGTCGCGCGTCTCGACCGGCCGCTCGAGCGTCACGCGCTGGGTGAGCAGGCCAGCCCTCACGCGAGCACCTGCAGCCGGTACGGGTCGAGCAGCGCGCGCGCGAATCCGTGCTCGACGACTGGCTTTTCGGCGCTGCGCTCGCGGTTGGCGTACATGTCGCCGACCGACATCAAGATCCATTGCCGGATCGCCTGCGGCACAGCGGACGCAATGCCGTAGCCGGCAACGTACAGCACCTCGACTGCGTTTGCGCGTTGCTGGACAGCCGGCCAGGTCGCGCCGGTGACAAGCCGCAGCCAGTGGCTGCTGTAGCGGCTGGTGCTGTCAAGCCGGTACTGTTCCCCCGGCAGCGTCTGCGTGATCCCGGCCGGATCGACGTAGGTCAGAGACTCGACGCTCTGCACCGGCCCGGCCGGCAGCTCGATGGCGCCGCCGGCCGGAAACCGGTCGAGCGACAGCGCCAGCGTCTGCGTGATCAGCGAGCGGCCCAGCTCGTGCTCGGCTGACTCGCGCGCGCTGACGATGAGCGCGCTGATCAGCACGTCGTCGGCGGCCGTGTCGATGCGCGCATTGGCGCGCGCCTCGGCGAGCGAGACCGGCTCGGCGGCCGGCGGGGTAACCACACGGTAGCGCACTGCAGCCGCCCCCCAGCTCGCTTAGGTCGCCGAGTTTTGCAGGATCCGGAAGGGGTTGGTACCGGCGTCGACGATGCGGCCGTCGGCGCGGTGGAATCCGATGAACGCGACCTGCAGCGCGTCGGCGAAACGCTCGTTGAGGCGCTGCACCATCGGCGCACCGACCCGGCGGATGTAGTACCGGCTGAAGTCGCCGAATGCCACAGACCGCGCGTTGGCAGCCGGCACCGGAACGTCTTGGTTGATCACGACGCGGTGACCCATGATCGTGTCCGGCTGGCCCCCGACGGCCTGCTGCGGCAGGGTGTAGCCCGGCACGAAGATCGGGCGCGACTGAGCGTCGACGATAAGGCGAATTTGCCGAAGCGCCGTGTCGCTCATCATCCACACGCAGCCAGGCATGCGGCGATAGGCCGGGTCGACCGAGTGCTGCAAGGCGACCAGGCCAGCGTAGGTGTAGCTCAGCGTGTTGCCGGCCGGCATGGTGTGGCCGATCGTCGCGCCACCCGCGGCGGTGAAAATGCCTTGCGGCTGGCCGGTGCCGGTGCCGTTGGTGAAGTGCGCATTCTGCCCACGCGCGAGCCGCTCGCCCAGGCGCGTAGCGAGCCAGGTGCCGAGATCGAAGGCGGTGTCCTGCATGAGCTGGTAGCTGACCGGCACCAAGCCGGAAGCGTACATGTTGCTGCGCAGCATCACCTGCCCAAACGTGACGTCGGCGACGGCCATCGCGGTGTTTTCCGCGAGGATCGTCGCGACCGCGGCCGTGTCGTTGTTGGTCGGCATCGGCATGTCGGCGCCACCGTCGGTGTTGATCACCGTAGCCACTTCGAGCACACCGCCGAATGCGCGCATGGCGCTTTCCAGTACCGCGAGGAATTCCTGCGGCACGGTGAAGCCACCGGCCGCACCGGTGCCGACGCCCGCACCTTGCGGCGAGGCGAAACGCTGGCGCGCGACGGCGCGCAGGTTTTCAGGCATCTCGGCCATGCCGACCCGCAGGTAGGCCATGAAGGCCTGCATTTCCTCGCTCGCCTGATCCTGCGCGCGCTGGTCACTGATGCCCTGCGTCCCGGCGCGCCTGTCCAGCGCACCGCTGGCCGCGGCCTCGATGCTGACGACGCGCTCGATGCGCGTGATCTCGGCGTCGATGCTGTCGATCTGCGCGAGGCCGCCGTCATACTTCGCCACGCAATCAGAGGTCCAGGCCTCGCCCGGGTGCTCGTCGACGAGCCGGCGCAGGTCGCCGGCAACTTGGTTGCGTTGGCCGCGCAGGGCCTGCAATTTGCTGGAGTAGATCATGTAACCCCCTCATTGAGCCCGCGCGGCGGGCGACTGTGCCAGATTCCGATTCTGCCACTGCGCAGCGGCCTGCGACACGCGGCCGGTGCGCTCGATCAAGTGCAGGCGCCGCAGTGCTTGCTCGTGTGCGTGTGCGTTGCCGGCAGGCGTCGGCTGTGCGGCAGGCGCAGGCGCTGCCTGCGCTGGCGCGTGCGCGTAGGCAGCCAGCCGCCACTGCGCCTGCGCGGATTCGCTGCCGTCGCTGATCGCCGAGACCAGGCCAGCGTCGATCGCGGCCTGCGCACCAAACCACGTTTCGGCCGCCATGCGCTCGCGCCACTGCGCCTGCGTCCCGCCAGCGGCGCGCGCGTACTGCGCCGCAATGCTGTCGTCGACCTGCTCGAGCAGCTCGGCCGCGGCCAGCATGTCGGCGCTGTTGCCGATGACAAACGACCACGAGTTGTGGACCATGACGAAGGCGCCGGGTGCAATCACGCGCACGTCAGCCGCCGCAAGCACAACGCTCGCCGCGCTGGCCGCCACGCCGTCAACGTGCGCCACGACCTGCGCGCGCTGCTCGCGCAAGGCTTGCGCGATCGCCTGGCCCGCGAAGACGTCGCCGCCGGGTGAGTTGATGCGCAAATGGATCACGTCCGCGTCGATCGCGGCGATCTTCGGCACCAGCGTTTGCGCCGACACGCCAAATCCCATTTCTTCGAGCGCCGCGTCGCTCACGATCGCGTCATAGAGGTAGACGGTTGCGACGTCTGCAGCAGGCTTCGCAGCCACAACGCCGGCGCGCCGGCCGCTGACGTTGCGATTGTCAGCCAGCAGGCGTAGCAGCGGGTTCGACGGGTGCAGCATGCTCGACTCCGGGGTTGATCGTATCACCACCTTCGATGGGTGGCAGGTTTTCGGCGCGGCGGACCTCGTTGACCGTCATCCAACCCGGCTCACCAGCGCGGCCCAGCGAAATGCGGTAGCTCTCGTTGCGGGTCTTGGTGTCGCCGCGCTCGAGGCCGAGCGTGTTGAATTCGCAGAAGTAGCTGTCGCGGTGCGGCCAGAGCTTCCGATTCAGCTCCTGCTCGATCTTGACCAAATGCCGCTGCAAGGTGAATTTGAGAAAGCCTCGGCCCATGTTTTCGACGCCTGATCCCCAGCTCGTGGTGTTTGACGTGTGGCCGACCATGAATGGCGGCACGCCGTAGATCCTGCAAATGTCCTCGACCTGAAACTGGCGCGTGGCGATCAAAGAAGCGTCTTCGGCCGTCATCGAAAGCTGCGTGATGTCCATGCCACCGGTCAGGACGACCGGCTTCATGCGATTGGCGCCGCCGGCGAAGCGCTGATTCCAGGTCTGCAGCAGTACCTCGGCGTGCTCTTGGCTCAACTTGCCGGCGGTCTTGATCACGAAATCCGGCCGCGCGCCGTTGGTGAAGAAGGCCTCGCTGAATTCCTCGGCCGCCAGCGAAATTCGCATCGCGCGCGAGCCGGCGTGGCGGACCGGCGACATGCCAAGCAGCCCATCGAATCCCAGCGCAGGCACATGCAACATGTCCGCGGCCAGGACAATCTCTGTCCCCTGCGTCGCCGCGTCCTGCACTTCGTACACGACCTCGCCAGTGCGCAACTGCAGCACGCGCACCCGACACGGGTCGAGCGGCTGCAGACCACTGACGTCGCTCAGGCGGTAGCTCGGCCGCACGATTCTGGCAAACAGGTTGCCCGACAGCAGGTAGCTGCACGCCAGGTATTCCCACGCCACCGCCGCGGACATGAGCGGCGTCGGCTGCTCGTTGAGCAGAAACCACATGTCATTGCGCACCCGGGTGCGCGCCTCGTGACCGGCCGCGTCGACCTCGCGCCGATAGACGACGATCGGCAGCGACGCTATCGCGCCGGCGAGCAACGCCACGCAGGCGTAGACCGCGCTGATCGCCATCGCGGTGCGCTCGCTGACGGACTGGCCGCCGGGGCCGAGCATCGCACCCAACGCCTGCGCCAGCTCGCGCTGCGTGATTGGCCCGTCACCGCGCTCGAGCGAGGCGGAAGGCGCCGACATCTGCTGCCGCCGCTGTGCATTGGCCTCGCGCAGCGCCGGCAGCACCTCGGCCAGGACGACGCTGCCAGGCTGGCGCACCCGCTCGACGTTGTACCAGGTCTGTGCGGTCATTGACTACCCCAGCAAGATCATTTCCTGCGCCACGGCGGCGCGCGGATTCAGGCTCATCAGCGTGGCAGCGTCAAACAGCGCCATGAGCGGGTCGATTTTCGCGGTGCCAGCGGCCTGCTTGGTGATGATGACGGCGTTGCCTCTCGGCTCGACCTTCGCATTGCCGACGGCCCAGGCCATCATCGCGCTGCCACCGTGCCACAGGCTACCGTCGGCAAGTTTGCGCTCCGTGGTCTTGATCGCTGAGCCCATCTTCCACCCCTGCGGTATCCCGACAATGCGCTCTTGCTCGAGGCCCAGCGCGAGCAGCGCGTCGAGCACACAGCCAATGCCGATTGGATCGACGCCGACCCGGTCCAACTTGCCGCTGTCGAGCACCGAGCTTACCACCGCGGCCACCCCCGAAACGTCGTCACCGATCGCACGTACCAGCGTGAGGTCGCCGTCGGCGCTGAAGCCGGTGAGGCGGCCCACCTCGGACTTGCGCCGCTGCAGCACCGACGGGTGCGCCCAGGCGTGTGACCAAGCCAGCCAGTGGCCGGTCTGCTCGTCGCGGCCGAGCACGCACAGGCCGAGCAGATCGTCGAGGCCGCCGCCGTCGATTCCGACCGTCAACACGTCGCTGCGCCGGATGACCTCGGCCAGCGTCAGGCCGCCCGTGGCCTGCTGATCCCAGTATTCGGCGCCGACCCACTGGTCGGACTGCAGCGCGAGGCCGATCTCGACGTTCAGGTGTTGACTGGCCCACCGGCGCAGCTCGGCCTCGCCTGAGGACTCTGCAGCCGCGTAGTCTTCGACCAGGCGCTCGATGCGAATGCTGCGGCCGGCGTTTGGCGTCACCATCCACCAATTGCCACTGTCGCGCCACGGCACGTCCGCCGGCAGCTCGTACAGCAGCGGCAGGATCGGCGCACGCAACGCGCCATCGCGCACCGCGCGCGCTTTCTGCAGCTCGGCGCGGAATACACCAGCCGGCGCGCGCTCGCTCTGCGTGGTGATGGTGACCAGGAACCCCTCCGGCTGCGAGATCAGGCCGCCGCGAAGCTGGCCGATGACACGGTCGGCGTCGTGCGATTCGGCGATGACGTGCAGCTCGTCCAACAGCACGCCGCTGGGTTTGGTGCCGGTGATGACCCGCGGATCGAAAGATTTCACCTTCAGAAACGCGCCGGTTTCTCTATACGTGACTTTCTTCAGGTGATCCTGGATCTGGCACTTGGCCATCAAGACCGGATCTGCCTCGACCATCCCGACGACCTGTCGAAACGCCAGATCAGAAACCTCCTGCGTCGGCGCGACGATCAGGAATTCTGCGCGCGGTCGCGGCGCCATCAACAGCGCTGTCAGCATGAGCGCCGCGCCGTAACTGGTCTTGGAATTCTTCTTCGGCACCAGCAGAAACAACTCACGGATCGCGCGCTGCTGCGTCACCGAATCGTAACCGCCGTACAGCGCGCGCACCGCGTCGCGAAACCAATCCCCGGCGGCGTCGCGCAGCAGCGGCCGGCCAGCGACGTCCGGCAGACGCAGCATGTCGAAGATCGCCGCCGCCCGCGTCGCCTGCGCGCGATCAAGCTGCAGCCCGTCAGGCAGCAGCGAGCGGCCGGCCCTGATCCTGTCGCGCCAATCAGGACACGACAGATCCCAGGCTACTGCTCGGTCAGCGGCTGGTCGTGTTGCAGCAGCGCGGCCCATTCGGTCCCCACGGCAGCAGTCTGAGCGGCGGCTGCGGCGACCACCTTCTTGCCGTCCGCGCTGCCGCTGCGCAGCAACAGCCGTGCGGCGGCGAGACGCACGCGCACGTCCTGGCTGTCGTCTTGCATGACGCGTGTCACGAAGGCCACAACGTCAGCCGTCGGCTTCGGCAGCGCCGCGCGGCGCTTGCGCGGCTTGGTTGCGGCCGGCAGTTTGCGCTTCGGCTGGCTCAAGGGGCTCGATGGTGCCTTCGGGCGTGGCATGGCGGTATCTCGTGTGTGGCGGTGCGCCGTCAGCGCTTCGTGCTGCGCGCGGCTCGCGCCGATCTGCGCCAGCCTGCGCGCAAGTGTAGGCCGTTTGCAGTCGCGGCGCGCCGGCCTGCGGAAGGCCAGGAAAAATTCTCCGCGTGGGTCCAGGCTTGCGGTCTACTGCAAAACCGCGCAAACTTTCGACGCCCCCCCGGCTTTCAACGCAAGATCCTTTCGCCGCCCGCACCAGCCTGCAGGCGCCGCGCCGCTTCCGCCACCGTCTTCGCCCGGTGGCAGTCTCGATTGATCGCCTGCAGGTTGGACGGGTCGTCGGTCCCGCCTTCCCATACCGGTACCACGT